CGCTCGGACGCGCGGCCTGTTCGAGCTGGTGGCCTGATGACCACCCGGACCGACACCGCCCCCGTCGCACACCTGCCGCACCACCACAACCCCGTCACCACGTGGCTGATCGGCGCGCTCGCCGCAGACAACTGGCGCGGCATGGGCACCTTCATCCGGATCGCGGTCGTCGTCGTGCTGCTCTACGACGCCGTCCAGGCGCGATAATCGAACGGCCACCTACGAGGAGAACCCTGTGACCGACCACCCGCACGCCCGCGCCTTCGACCTGCCGAACTGGCCCACGCCGCCGCGCGTCCGCGACATCCCGACGACACCGGGCAGTTGGGGCGCCGTACGCGCCTGCGCAACAGAGCCCGGGGCCGCAGGGGCCGGAGCCGTCTACCAGGACGAGGACGGGATGCTGTGGGCCGACGGCCAGACCGTGCCCCAGTTCAAGAAGTTCGCCCAGGTCGAACTCCAGTGGGGCGCCTACCTGTACTGGACGGAGCACGGCCTCGGCCTCTACCTGCCGTTCGAGGCGTACCCGAACATGGGCAAGCTGCCGTCGGAGGCTCTTGCCGCCGAACCGGCCCGTTGGATCCCGGTCGCGGTCGTGGCGCAGGAGCTGCCGGAGTTCGCGCGGCCGCGCGGCTAGCGCAGGACCCTGATCCCCGGCTTCGGGCCGAGGAAGAACTGGTGCAGCGCCTGCGACATTGTGTCCACCCGGTCATCGTGCGCGCCGTTCGGGAACGCGCTGCACTCCTCCACGAACTCCCCGATCCACGGCGCGATGCTGGGGTCAGGTAGTTCGACGTCCCCGGCTTCGATGAACGGCGTGACAGCGTGCACGCGGGCTTCCTTCGAGTCGACGGGGGTGACCGGAACGATGCCGCCGATCTCCGTGCGCAGCTGCGCGATGACCGCCGGGCCGTTCGCCTTGTCCTCGATCAGTTTCCGGGACGCCTGGGGCCACTTCGCCGTCGTCGCCCGGATCAGCCTGCACGTCTCCGGGAACCCGGCGCGCGCCCGGACCTCGTCGAGCAGCCACGCCTTCGGCCCCGACTTGGCCCACACCTGGCCGACGACCCAGTCCGAGCCCTTCGTGTCCTTGAACGTCAGGTCCCAGGACTGCAGCACCTCAGAGGCGCCAGGCGCGTGCCAGGTGCCGTCGGGCTTCTGGACCGCTCGGGGCTGGGTGTAGTAGCGCCACCAGTCCCGCTTGATGATGCCGCCCTCGGCCGGGGTGGGGTGGCCCTGGTAGAGCGCTCCCCAAACCCGTGAGCCGACGGCGGTACGGATCTGCTCCCACTGCTCGACGGTGCGCCCCCGGGACGATTCGAGCCACTGGCCCGGTTCGCGCCCGAGCGCGTCGGTCTCGCCGAGTTCGGGGCGGTGGTCGGCCTGCGCCGGGATGTTGATCAGGCGCCAGCGGTGGCCGTCCGGAGCCGCGAGTGCCCGGCCGGCAAGGTCGTCCTCGTGCCAGCGCGTCATCACCAGCACGACAGGCGCGCCCGGTGCGAGACGCGTGTTGATGACGGACTGCCACACGTCCCACACCTTGTTGCGCCACGTCTCGCTGCCCGCGTCAGCGTCGGACTTGAACGGGTCGTCGATGAACACGGCGTCGGCGGGACGTCCGGTCAGGCCGCCCGCGATGCCGACGGAGCGGACTCCGCCGAGGTGGCCGTCCAGACGCCAGCGGCGGGCGGCGCCGTTGTCGGGGGCAATGCGCAGGCCGAGGTCTAATGTTCCGTCGTCGCCGCTGTTGGAGGTGATGAAGTTGCGGATGCTGCGGCCGAACTCGTCGGCGAGGTCCTGGGCGTAGGACAGGATCGCTATGCGCTGGTCCGGGTTGCGCGTCAGCAACCACAGGGGGGTCGCGGTGGTGACGCGCCAGCTTTTGCCTTCCTGCGGCGGCATGTTGATCATCAGGCGGTCGCAGCGGCCCTCCGCCACATCCACCATCGCCGCGTCGATCAGCTCGAGCGCCGGCGTCTGCACCACCAGCGGATCGATGGCACACGCCAACGCGCCGGGCGTCGGGAAGTCGAGGTCGCGCCCCTCCGCCAGATCAGCCGCCTGCTCGAGAAACCCGACAGACACCGTCAACCGCCGTTGGCGATAAGCCGCAGGTGCTGCGCGCCAACCTTCCGCGCCTCGATCGCCCGCGGCCCCGTCGCACCGAGGAACACGATGACCGCGTCCAGCGCCCGCACGACCTGCTCGGCCTGCTGCCGCGTGATCCCGGCCAGCCGGTCGTCGATGTTCAGCCGGGCGTAAGAGGAGAGCACCGTGTTCGCCCGGTCCATCGCCCGCTCATACAGCTGGATCGCGGCGTGGATCTGCTCACCGACGCGCTCGGACTCGTAGCCGACCGTCCGGAGCTCGTCGAGTTGCATGTCCATCGCGTCGAGCCACGCCATCACGCGGCCGGCGAACTCGGCGTAGGCGGCGAGCGGGTTATCGATCGGCTTCCGCTCAGGCGCGATCTTGCCGAACAGCTCGCGGGTGCGTTTCTCAACGAGCGCAGCCTCGCCGGCCTTGACGCCCGACGGGGCACAGCCGCCGTGCAGTTTGCAGCGCCCGGCTCCTGGGTGTGGCGTTCCCCACCCGGCAGGCTGCGTGCAGGTGCCCTCCCCCTGGCGCTTCTTGCCTCCGCAGTAGCGGGCGTCATGGATAGAGACGGCGGTGGCGTCCGTCATGGATGAGCCTTGGCTGTCTCGTGTGCGACCAGTGCGACCGCTGCCAGGTCGGCTGGTGTGACGTAGCCGGGCCAGCGTCCGTCGTCGAAGATCTGCCATCCGCCTTCGCTGGCCGCGCGGTCGGCGAGTTGGCTGCAGATCAGGTGCCTGGTTGTGTGGATGTACCAGCGCAGCAATGGGGTGGGCACATGGAAGCGATGCAGTGCGAGCGTGAGGTAGTCGAGGAAGCTGTAGGGGATGCCTTCGAGGGCGCGTGCCGCGTTGGCAACGGCGGTACGGTGCGCGTCGGGGCAGTGCAGCCATGCGATCGTGCGGGTGTCGTACTCGGTGAGGCTGGCGAGCCGCGCGCCGCCCGGCTCCGCTTCTACGATCTGACCGTCGCCGACGTACACGAACGCGTGTTCGTAGTCGGCGAAGCCGTCGCCGTTGAGCCACTGGCCGAGTCGGATCAGTAGGCCGACGTTGCCGGTGATCTGCGTGCAGCCGATGTCGCCTGGCTGCGGGTCAGGTATCGACGTCATGGTTGCCGCCGACGGGGTGGATGACGGCAACGTTGAGTCCGCCGTCGAGGACAATCACCTTGCGGCCCGGGAAGGTCTGGCGTGTCCGCTCGACGATGTTGGCTACCTCGACGTCGGCCAGCGGGCGATCTGCGGTGAAGACGAGGTAGTCGTCTGGGCCTAGGTGCGCGACTTCGATCCGGAGCCCTTCGAGGGTGAGCGCCGGGGAGTTGGTCACCTTGTCGCTGAGCGCGGCGACGTCCGCCAGCAGCTGGTTGAGCAGCTGGCGGTTGCCGACGCACGTGTCGCAGTCGGCTGTCGTCTCCGGGCGGCGCTTCATCAGGCCTCTTCGGTCGGGTTGTCGATGTCGACGGCGACGCTGGCGAACGTGACGGTGAGGGTGGTGGCCTCGCCGTGCGCTGCGTGAACCCGGTAGTCCATGACGAGGCCGCTGACGTCCTGGCCGTCAATGGTGATGGTGGCGTGGCCGTTGGGCTGTCGCTTGAAGCGGACGCGGCGGGGCGCGCCGGTTAGCGAGGTCGACTTGGCCACGTCAGCTGACGGTGAGGTCGATGGCCGTCGGGGTGTTGTCGACGATGGCGAAGTCGACGGTGCCGGTGAGGGTGCCGTCGGTTGCGATGACGGTGACGGGGCCGACGGGGATGGAGTCGAGGGTGGCGGAGAGGCCGTCTTCGGCGGGGGTGATGGTGCCGGCGGTGGCGGTCCAGGACAGGGTGGTGGGGTCGGTGACGGTCTGCTGTTCGGCGTTGACGACGTTGGCGGTGATGGTGCGGGGCTCGCCGGTGGGGAAGGTCGGGACGGTGGGCTCGGTGGTGTCGCTCATGGCTGGCTCCTAGGAGATGGCGAGGTGGATTGCGGCGGGGGTGGTGTCGCGCTGGTTGGCGAGTTCGGCCTGAAGTTCGAGGATCTCGGCCTGCATGGTGGCGAGGTCGTCGAGGACTTCGTCGA